TAACTGGGTCTACGACATGTCGAAGTATTCCTTGGGAATCATCGGAGAATACTGGGACTCCGAGACGAAAGTCTTCTGCAAGTTCGAGAAAAAGCCAATCACGTTGATGGGCATCAATCTGGGTGGGGAACGAACGGTTAAGACTGAGGAAATTCTTCGAGGCTACACTGGTAACAAACTCTTCAATGTCAGGCCGCACGACTTCTACCCAGATCCCCGAGTTCCGATCTGGGAATTCCAGAAGGGTGAGTTCGTCATCCGGTATACCTCGGAAGGGTATCACGAAATCATCAGTGCCGAGCACGGCTATCCTGGGTACTACACGAACCTCAAGGAAATGACTGAGGTCATGCGGTCGAGGGCAAGTGATCGCACGGCAGGAAGTCCGAGAGTCGAGCTTCCCTTCCAACCGGGAGAGTCTGAAGGCCAAGGTGGTGTTGGGCCAGGCTACGTTGGCATCGACGACGCTTACATCAAGCTGATCCCGTCGGTCTGGGGACTCGGCAACGGAAAACGCCAGGAGATCTGGTGCTTCCAGGTAGCTGAGAAGTCGGTGGTCATCCGCGCGACGCCCCTTGGACTTTACCACGATCGCTTTCCTTACAGCGTCATGGAAGGCAACTTCGGCTCGGATGAGTTCGCCAAGTTCGGCATGCTCGAGGTTATTCGGCCACTGACAGACGTGATGACCTGGCTCTTCAACAGTCATTTCTACAACGTCCGTCGAATCCTGAACAACCAGATCGTGGTCGATCCCTCGATGATCACGATGAAGGATTTGACGAAGCCAGGGCAGCGAGTCATTCGGCTCAAGCCCGGCGCTTACGGCCGCGACCCCAAGACGGCAGTGCATCAGTTGACGATGATGGACGTAACTGCTCGCCACTTGGGCGATGCCCAGTACGTCGAACAGATGATCCAGCGAGTGTCCAGCGTGGTCGATACTGTCATGGGCGTACAAGACTCTGGCAGCCGTCGAAGCGCAACAGAGGCTCGCATCACTACAGGATGGTCAACGAGCAGACTTAAGACACCTGTGGAGTACAACAGCGCTTTGGCTATGGACCCATTGTCGCAAAGGCTCCTTTCCAATACGCAGCAGTTCCTCGATTTCGAGCAGAAGTATCGAATCGCTGGGAACGTGATGGAGAACGCACAGGCGTTCGCCGTAGTCGATCCGGCAAGGATTGCGGGATCTTACGATTTCGTGCCCGTTGACGGCACTGCCCCCATCGACAGAATGGCTCAGGCCAATTTCTGGAAGGAACTCCTTGTCCAGATGATTCGTCAACCTGAGATGGCAATGCAGTGGGATATCAACGGGATGATCTCGCACATGATGAAGCTGCAAGGGGAAAGGAACATCGACAGGTTCAGGATTCAGGTGGCACCACCTGGAGCGGACTTGCCAGGACAGGCAGCAGCGGGGAACGTTATCCCCTTGGGAGCGGGAAGTGCAGGAAGAAAAGGACCAAGCCCCGGAGGACCTGCTACGGGAACTTCAGGAGGAACATATTAGCCTGAAGCTGTTGAAGGAACAGCCGGGCTATAAGTACCTCATCGAGATTGCCGATGCGCAGATCGAGTCGAGGCGAGGCCAATTTGAGTTGAAGGCGCTGACCAGCATCAATGATATACTCCCTCAGGAGTTTTTCAAGGGTGAGATCAGCGGAATCGATCTCTTTCGCAGGTTTGTGGACGTGAGACTGCAGATCGTGGAAGAGAACATACAGGAACTGACAAAGGAGATTGAGGAAAATGCCAGACGTAACAGCGACTCCAGCAGCAGCGACGACTCCGGCCGCGCCGAGTAGTCCCGCGCCTGCAAGCAGCCCGGCTGCTCCATCAACTGAGTCACCAGGATCTTCGGATTCTGGCGGCTTTGACTTTGCTGCACTTGCGGCGCACGACGCTGGGGACTACGGTGCTCCCCCTTCGGGCCCCCCAGCCAGCACACCCACGAAATCTGAGACGGCGAAGCCGGAAGTCCCCTCGCCTGCCGCGCCAACGCCCGGAACCTCACCGGCACCCGTTGTCCCGCCAGCTGCGACCTCACAACCAGCTTCGCCGTCTCCCACCGCGCCGGTAGCAGGACAGCCCCCTGCACCAGCGGCGGTACCAGCGTCCCCGACAGCCCCAGCTGCCCCGGAGCCGGTAAACTTTGAGCAGCACAGGAAGGAGTTTCTCCCTCAACTGGAGAAGCTCTACAACCTGACTGACGAAGAGGCTGAGGTCGTCAGGACCGCTCCTGACAAAGCACTCCCCAAGCTGGCAGCAAGACTGCACTACGAAGTGCAGGCGTCCACTTATAATGCGCTGTTGCACGTGATCCCCGACGTTCTGAACATGTTGATGGATCGTCGTGCGACAGCGGACAAAGCCGATGCAGCGTTTTTCAGTAAGTGGCCGAAGTTGGCTGGTGAGGGTCATGTTGAGACTGTCAGACAATCGATCCGCGCGTACAGGGCGGCGAATCCAAAGGCTCCGATGGAAAAGGTGATCGAACAGGCGGGACTGATGTCAATGATCAGTCTGGGAATCCCACTGGACCTGCCAGGAATCACGACTCCCGCAGCAAATCCAGCAGAACCACCTCCGCCTGCTCCGATTCCGACGCGACCACCAGGAATTGGTGGTGCGGCGCAGATCACGCCACCGAAGCCACATGAAGGGTCTGGCAATATCTTCACTGACCTCACCGACGACGTGCTAGCGGGGAGACTCTAACCTCCAGCTTCACACGGTGAATCGCAATGCCTGATAATTTAGGGTTTTTCGCCGGTCTTCGCGGTACCGGCAACTACGGGGCTGATGAGCGCCCGAAGAATTTCCGCGAAATGATTCTGTTCCTGAACCCGAATGGAACAGCCCCGCTTTTCGCGCTGACGGCGAAGGGCAAAACCGATAAGACGGATGACCCGCAGTTTTACTGGTGGGAAGAAGTCAACACTGTCTGCCGCGTGCAGCTCAACGGAGCCATCGCGAGTGGTGCGGTCACGACCTTCGTCGTGGACGCTGGCGCGTTGCAGCTGATTCCGGGCGACGTGCTGCAGGTGGAGTTGGCTGTTGAAGTCGCAGGCTATGCGAACGAACTCGTTCGTGTGGTTTCAGTCAGTCTCGATACGACCTTCGTCGTTCAGCGCGGTGTGGCTGGCACGACTGCTGGCGCGATTGCCGACAACATCAACCTCACCCGCGTGGGCAATGCCCAGTCGGAAGGCAATGTGTCGATAGCATCCAGCTCGACCAATCCTGTCAAGCTGACAAACTACACGCAGATCTTCAAGACTCCCTACCAGATCACCAACACTGACCTGGAGACGAGGCATCGGACTGGTGATCCGCGCAAGAATGAACAGAAGCGCAAGAGCTTCCAGCACGCCGAGAAGATCGAACAGGCGCTCTTCTGGGGCGTACCGTTCGAAACAGTGGATGCGGCCAACGGCAACATGCCACTTCGATTCACGATGGGTCTGCGGAACTTCATCACGAGCTTCCGCACAGTGTTCACTGTGGACCCAACGGCGCAGAGCTTCCTGGATGCAATCTATCCGGTGTTCAACTACGAAAGCGGCGAGGCCGGTAACGAGCGAATCATCTTCGCCGGCAACGTGGCGCTGAACATGTTGAACACCATCGTGCTGAATTCCCCGAGCACCTTCATCAAGTATGACGGTATCGTGGACTTCTTCGGCATGCGGTTGCAGCGCTATGTCATCCCGCAGGGCACCCTCTACATCAAGAGCCATCCTCTCCTGAACGTTCACCCGTTCTACAACTCTTCGATGTGGGTGGTCAACCCGGCAGGCATCAAGTATCGTCCGCTTGGTGGACGCGACACGAAGCTGGAAAAGGACATTCAGCCGAACGATGCCGACTACACCAAGGACCAGTGGCTGACGGAGTGCGGTTTCGAGTTCCACTTCGAGCGCACCTTCGCTTATCTCGGCCAGTTCAGGGACTTCCCGTAAGATCGGCCCATTGGATCTGGGGGTGGCCTTCGCCCCCAGGTTCTCTTCGAGCGGAGGATCTATGCACAAGATTGAAGGAAAGAATGTACTCAAAGCGTCGAAGGGACGCGTGAGTGGTACTGGGATCGTCCGCGACAAGGGTGGCAAGGTCAAGGGGACGATCAGGTTCGACGCAATCGCAGACATGTCCAAAGAGGAGTTTGAAAAACTCTTCGGAGACGTGCCTGTCGTGAAAGAGGAAGAGGAGACCGACAGTGGCACTGACACACATAGTAGCGGCTCGTAACGCTGCAACGGATGCGGTTGTCGATCGAGTCGATCTCGGCGCTGCCAATCCACAAGCACGAATTGCCTTCAGGTCAGCTGTCCCTGCAGACGTTGTTGTCTGCGATATGGCTGCACCGCCTGCGTTTGGGGCGGCTGCAGCTGGTATTGCGGCAGCAGCAGCGATTGCACAGGGCGTAGCTGGTGCTCCTGGAACTGTGAACTCATTCCAGATCAGAGATCGCGACAACAACGCGATCATTTCTGGGACGGTTTCAGCGGTTGGTGGAGGTGGTGATGTCGAAATCAGCGCGGTAGGCTTTGCGGCCTCGGACACGCTGGATATCACGTCACTCACCTACCAGGCGTTGATTGCCTAGTATGCACGTCGCGCTGGCAACGCGTGGAGGGCGTCCAGCCCTGCCAGTTGTTGTCCCTCCTCCGCAGGGAAATACTCCACTGGAACTGCTTGCCAACTCCCTGAATCCAGGCCAGTGGGGTGTGCTTTCTAGCGGAGCTGGGCTCGAGGCCCTGTGGGAAGGTGGTGGCGCAGCGAACTCGTCATCGATTTTTGAATACGCCTGGCGGATGTGCTGGGACCCGCAGCTGAAGTGTGCGTACTTCTATGGTGGGGACGACAATGGATCTGGAACGAACAACCCGAAGTTCGTCAGGTACCGCGAGGCGCAGGATGCGTGGGACCAGCTGCCAAATCCCTTCTTCCGTTTCACCAACAGCCCGATGCATTCCTACGGGCACAACAGCATCGACGTGGCTGGCCGCAGGATGTACTACCACACGATGGGGTACAACGATACCTCGTTCTACTCGGTAGACCTGGATAACATTTCAGCTGGCTGGACAACTCGACAGGATATCAACAACAATACTCATTCAGTTGATGGTGCGGTGTGCTTCTCGCATTTTCCCGCTCGCCAGCGAATTGTACTAGTTTCGGGTGACATCACCTTCAATCTCCGCGAGTATAATCCAGGCAACAATACCTGGAGTGCCAGTCTTTACAGCGCTGCGCCGGACGCTCAGTTGCATGTTTGGTGCGAGTGGTCGAATGCCTTTATAACCGGGCAGACCGCAAACGGCTGCATGGTATTTGGCGGTGGACAGACGAATGACGTTCGCCGCTTGAACTCAGATGGCACAGTCACGAACCTGACGGACTGGCCATATACGACGATCTGTGATGGAAGATACCTCGAGATTGTGCGTGAGCCCGTGACCGAGAACCTCCTGTTCATGTACGACAACGGGACCACCAGGGTCTTTGCCGTACTGAATCCAAGGGGAGCTGGCACATGGACGCAGATCGCAACAGGAACCAACTCGATCCCGCCTTTCGATGCTGGCTGGGACGACGTTCATTCGACCTTCCACATGACAGCTTGCTGTGTTGAGAATCACGGCGTGACGATGTTCTGTCAGTGGCGCCCCGGCAACACAAGGGCGATGATCTACAAACATGCGAACTCGACGACGATGGCTGCGCTGATCGCAGAAGTCGACGCAAACCCCTTTGTTGGGGACACACTACAGGCGCTGGACTTCGAAACACTCAACCACGGCGTCGAGTCGCAGATGATCTTCTGGGCTGGCCAAGGGGCAGGCGTCCAGATGACTGGCGTGACAGACCCAGATCTGTACCTGCGGAACCACCCGAATGCTGCGAACTTCATTAGCGGTGGGTTCGTCTTCTCGGGAGGCCTGAACTTCCAGGGCCGTTACACACCCTTCGTCAGCGAAATCCACACTGTGCCAGAAACGGCAAATGGCTCGGCTTGGGTTGGCCCACGCCTCGTGACGGCTGAAGGTGAGTTCTTCGGCATCAAGGCGGGTGTGCGCACGTGCTTACGTCTGCGAACACCACAAGGGACACAAAAGGCGTCTGGCGACTTTGTGGTGGCCTTCCGTCGCAACCAAGGTGTAGGCGTTGGCACTCCACACACGTTCTGGGTGGCCGGCCTTGGAGCGGAGTACTGGATTCGCTTCGCGCTCAAGCACACGCCAGAATACCTCGCGCACATGCACACGAACTTGAGCGGCAACGCCGAGGGCAAGCGTTGCATCGCCTCGGGAGATTCGACGAGCCAGGCGCTGGAAGAGACGATTCAGGAAGTCGGTAAGAATCGACTCTGGGCAATGTACTCGGACTCGGGGTCTGAGCCGCACTTCGAGAGTTCTCGGCCGTACATTCCGGATTGGACTATCGTCCACATCCACGTGATTATGGCTAACCCACAAAGCTCCAGCAACGGGCGCGTGGAATTGTTCCTGAACGATGAGACCACGGCGCTCGGCGTCAACGCCACCGCCAACATGGATGCAGGGGATACATTGATTTCTGGCTGGGGAATCAACGTCAACACGAACACTAGTCCAAACGTGGGTGAGTGGAAGATCACCTTCACGAACTTCGTGACTGAGAAGAACTCCTCGCAGGTTCACTCACCGCTCGACAACTTCTATGACAACATTGTGATCCGGCGGAACACTCGTTGTCCACACGTGAGGCCGGGATGATCCCTATCCTCGCAAAACCGAAGGCGGCCAGGCCAGGGATTTCTGCAGCAGCGAGCCAGTCGATTCGTTTTTATGGAACTGGCAACAACGACATTGATCGTTTCAAGGTGCTCGTCAACAATACAGCAATTGAGGCGAACATTGGCAACACAGATATCACTGTTGAGTTCTGGATTCGCACGACAGCGGGAAATACCGCGAATCCTATCAACGCCCAAGCGGATACGACCTGGACTCTTGGCAACATCATCTACGACAGAGATCAGTTTGCGCAAGTTCCAGGCCACGGTATATCACTCGGTGATGGCCGAGTCGCTTTTGGACTCGATACTGTAAACGGGGCGAGAACCATCGTAGGACTCAGTGACGTGCGAAATAGTGCTTGGCACCACATTGCAGCAACCAGAGTCTTCTCGAGTGGCGCTATGACCCTTTATGTGGATGGGGCAAGAGAATCGCTGAACGCAGGGCCGACTGGAAACTTACAGTACCCAAATGGGGCTGTACCACAGAACCTGTGTGGGCCAAGCGGAAACCAGCCGTGCACCTTTAGCGACCCTTATCTCGTCTGTGGAGCGGAGAAACACGATGCTGATCCAAGTTTTCCCAGCTTCTTTGGATACTTCACAGAACTTCGCCTCTCCACCGTTATTCGCTACACAGGAGCAAGTTTTGCCGTTCCTACAGCCAGGTTCGTCAATGACGCTAGCACAGCGGCCTTGTACCACTTCTTTGAAGGAGTTGGCTCGGTTGTCGCAGACGACAGTGGGAACGGAAATCCTGGATTTCTTTCCATCGGCGGACCTAGCAACGGACCGACTTGGGAAACCTTGTCGCCATTTCCATGAAGGCAACTGACATCACTGAAGAGACCAGATTCGTCCTCGTGGACATTAACACGAAGGAAGACCTGAGTGAGCCGTTGCCACACGCGGAAGCCGTTGCGCTTGCGGCAGACTTGAATAAAGACGGCCGAGTCTGTGCTGTGAAAGCTGTATCATGACAGTCCTTATCAACGACAACTTTGCCGCCGATTCTTCTGCCGACTACAATGGCGGTGGACTGACAGTTACTGGCGGGCAAGCAAACTGTACTGGAGCGGACGGCTTTCGTAGGCACGATATCGAAGTGGCTGGAGATCGTTGGATCAGGATTCGTATTCTAGACAATACGAACCTAAACATGGTGGTGCCAGGTTGTTCGTCTGGCGGAAACGGGTTCGGGATCATCTTCGATGCAACAGGAGCGAACCTGATCGCGGATTGGCTTTCGGCTTATACAGCACATACGACCTATTCAAGCAACGATGACGATATCAACGTTACTATCGGCACGCGGAACGCCGCGAACTTCATCGGAATCACAGTCGATATTGCGAACGAGATCTTGCGATTCTGGAACAACACTACCGCAGCGGAGCCTACCTCACTGACATCTTGGGATGGAGCCGGGCCGGACGCGACTCTGGATTTTACTGGACTTCAGACCCTCGGTGGTAATTGGGTAGGTTTTGGCACTTGGGATACGAGTGGTACCCCTGCAGAGAGTTATGATGATTTCTCCGCTGGTGGCATTGGCGGGGGCGGCGGTGGCGGGGGACAAGCCCCTCGATCCATGCACCAATATCAGTTGAGGAGAGCATAATGCAAGGCTGGCTCAGACAGTCAACTTCGGTTGACGTTCCTATTGGCCCGTTCGTCGACCAGACGGATGGCTTCACAGCGGAGACTGGACTGACGCTTACGCAGCCAGATATCCGGCTGAAGAAGAACAACGCCAACTGGATTCAGAAGAATGCAGCGCAGACTCTTACCCATGAAGAAAATGGGTACTACGAAGTCACGCTCGACGCGACTGACACGAACACCCTAGGACTTCTCCGGGTCGCCGTCAACGAGGCAGGCGCTCTCCCTGTCTGGTCTGATTGGCTGGTTGTGCCAGCGGCTGTCTTCGATGCAGTCGTTAACGGCACTGGCAATGGTGTGCGTTCCGATGTACAGGCTATTGCTGCTAACGTGGTGAACGCCTCAGCCCTCGCCACCGACGCTGTCGACGAGATCGTCGATCAGGTCTGGAATGAGGACGCTACTGCGCATCAGACACAGGGTACGTTCGGTCAAGCCATTGGCGACCCGATTGCGGACAGTTCTACGATCTGGGACCTCGCGAACACCAACCTGGATGCAGCGATTTCCACGCGCGCGAGCGCAGCTGCACTGGCGACTGCGCAGACGGATCTGGACGATATCCAGGCTCGTCTCCCAGCCGCGCTCATTGGTGGTCGTATCGACGCTGACGTCGGTGCTATCTCTGGAGACGCAACGGCGGCTGACAACCTGGAATTGGAATTCGATGGTACAGGCTATAAGAGCTACACTCGCCGTGGAACAGCACAGGGGGGTGCAGCCGCATCCATCACGCTGGACACTGGCGCCAGTGCCATCGACGACTTCTACAACAACTCGATCGTCGCCATCATGTCGGGGCAAGGAGCTGGACAGGCACGCTTCGTAGCGGACTATGTCGGTGCCACCAGAGTGGTGTCCATCAGTCCGAACTGGGTCACAAACCCGAACGCAACGTCAGTGTTTGTGGTCCTGCCCTTTGCGTCGATCCCCGGCGCAACGGCTCCAACCGCAGCAGAAGTGGCCGATGCAGTCTGGGATGAAGATGCGACTGCGCACCAGACGACTGGAACGTTTGGCCAGGCTATTGGTGATCCGGGGGCGGACACTGACACGATCTGGGCCCTCGTCAACGCCAACGTCGATGCGACTATCAGCAGCCGTGCGACTGGTGCGCAGGCGACAGCGATCCAGGCTGATACCGACGACATTCAGGCTCGTCTGCCTGCAGCCCTCGTGGGTGGCAGAATGAGTTCTGACGTTATCGCGATCTCTGGCGATACGACCGCGGCTGACAACCTCGAGACAGCGTACGATGAAACGGCTGGACAGGTTCCGTGGTCCGGCATCATCGATCAGGGCACGGCGCAAGCCGCAACTGCCAATACGATCCGTCTGCGTGCTGCAGCCAACTTCGTTAATGACGAGATCATTGGGGCCACAGTGGTTGTCACTGGCGGCTCTGGTGGTGTTGGCCAGGCCCGCGCTATCATCGACTACGATGCGACTACAGATACTGCCACGGTCGATCCTTGGATCACCACACCGAGCGGAACGATCACCTACAAGGTCTTTGCCACGCCGCCGGCTTCCTCGGTCAGTCCGATGCCTTCAAACATCGTACAGATCGCGGGCGCTGCTGTCAACGTGAACACCGCGCAGATTGGCGTGAACACGGTGCAGGTATCTGGTGACGGAACGGCTGCGGACAATCTGGAATCGGAGTACGATGGAACTGGGTTCAAGAGCTACACTCGCAGGGGTACTGCTCAGGCCGGGGCCGCCACCTCCATCACGTTGGACGCAGGAGCTAATGCTTCGAACGACTACTACAACAACTCGATTGTTGCTATCATCGCGGGCGCAGGCGCTGGGCAGGCGAGATTCATCGAAGACTACACGGGTTCGACCAGACTGGCTGCCATCAGCCCGAACTGGATCGCGAACCCAGATGGAACCTCGGTGTTCGTTATCTTGCCATTCAATGCCATCCCGGGAGCCTCAGCTCCGACAGCCTCGCAGGTCGCAGATGCGGTCTGGAACCGCGACGCGACTGGCCATCAGACTCAGGGAACCTTCGGACAGGTAATCGGAGACTCTGGTGCGGACAGCGACAGCTTGTGGGCACTGGTGAATGCGAACCTGGATACAGCAGTATCCTCGCGCGCAAGCGCCGCGAACCTCACAACGGCGCTTAACGACCTCGACGACATTCAGTCCAGGTTGCCGACCGTCCTCATTGGCGGCAGGATCAGCGCGGACGTGGGTTCAATCTCGGGCGACGTTGCCGCTGCCGACAACATGGAGGCTGAGTTCGACAACAGCGGGTATAAGAGTTACACCCGGAGAGCGACGGCACAGGGAGGAACCGCAGGAACTATCACGCTGGATGCAGGAGCCAGCACGAGTGATGACTACTACAACAACTCCATCGTGGCGATCATGGCTGGAGTTGGTGCGGGGCAGGCCAGGTTCATCGGTGACTACGTTGGCGCGACTCGTATCGTGAGTGTGAGCCCGAACTGGGTTATCACGCCGGATGCGACGTCAGTCTTCGTCGTCATGCCATTCTCGTCCATCCCTGGAGCGACCGCGCCGACAGCGGCTGAAGTCGCTGATGCGGTGTGGGATGAGGATGCTACCGGGCACCAGACGCAAGGCACCTTTGGCCAAGCGATTGGAGATCCTGGCGCGAGTGCAAGCACGATCTACAACCTGGCAGCGGTCAACCTGAATGCCACAGTCAGTTCGCGGGCAACGCAGACAAGTCTGGATGCGGTGCAGGCGGATACTGACAACATTCAGACGAGACTGCCTGCAGCGCTCGTAAGTGGTAGGATGGACGCGAGCGTGGGCGCCATGGCGGCTGGTGTCGTGACGGCTGCGGCGGTAGCGACCGATGCCATCGACGCGGATGCCTTGGCAGCCAATGCCGTGACTGAGATTCAGTCGGGCCTTGCCACAGCTGCGGCGGTCGCGGCGCTCAACAACCTGTCGGCGGCGCAGGTGAATGCCGAGGTCGTTGACGCGATCAACGTTGACACCTACGCGGAGCCCGGAGTTGGGGCCCCGCCGGCGACTACGAGCCTCGTAGGGAAGGTGAACTACCTGTACAAGCGGTGGAGGAATCGTACGACTCAGAGTGCGTCCCTCTATCGCCTGTACAACGACGACGGGACGACTGTTGGTCAACAGGCAACAACGAGTGACGACACTACGACCTTTGATCGGACGGAGATTGTGAGCGGCTAACATGCCGATCGACAATCTATCTGATCGTGTCTCAGCACTCAACGTCAGCCTTGGTGGAGTGCAGCTGCCGGTCCCCGACGGGACCATAAGCTCGGGCGACCGGCAGCATGCGGCAGGATTATATGCAGGAATTCTATCAGGAAGTGCAGGTGCAGCGACGGGTTCTGGGACCCTCGACGGCCCAGGAGCACTACTTTCTGCAACTGTCGTCATTGGTCGCCGTGTCGCCGTCGCGCTTTCTGGTCCTGGGGCCGACATTACTGTCACCCAGAATATTGGCCACACCGCGTTCGGTGCGCTGGTCGGGCCGGGATCACTTATCGAGGCGACAACCGTTTCGCTCGATAACAGCATCTGGGACAACAATGATGAGGAGTGGGGACAGGCTGATCTGGTGTACAGCGAGGCGCGACCGATCATGTTAGTCGCAGCTGAGTTCTACCGCGCGGATGATGGAGTGAATTTCGGGGATCAACCGATCGAAGCTTCGCTGACGCGCACCGGACTCGCCATCATCGGAAGAGACCGGTTTGGACAGTGGACGATTGATCCGACTGTGATTAAGGAGATTGTAGGGCTGTATCCAATCATCAAGGGTAATCCCGGAACTGTCATTCAGATCTGGTGTGGTAGTCAAGAGTCTCCCGACGATTCAGTCGCCTGGGAAGGACCCTATGACTTCCGGGTCGGTATCGACTCGTTCCTCGATTTCTTGGTGAGCGGCCGTTACCTCGCCGTTCGCTTTACCTCGGTAGGTCAACTTCCGTGGGAGCTGATGAGCTACGGAATGGATATAGCAATTGTGGGTGGCAGATGAGCGTAAGAGAAAGCGCAGAAACCTTCATCACAGCGGGAATGACAAAGGCTCAAATCAACGGAGCAATCATCATGAGCTGGAGATTGATTTTAGTAGTGCACGTCCTGTGGGCTTGGGGTCTACTGGGATTCATTCCTGGCGCGGGGAGTGGATTTGCGATGGCCAGTGATTCGACAAGACTGGAGTTTCTTGAAGGGAGACTCTTCGACCTCAAGGTCAAGCAGTGTGAAGCCATTGACCAAGGGAAGTCTGTGCAGGTGTATACGATTCAGATTCAGGAATACAGCAAGAAGTATCGAGAGTTGACGGGGAGATCACCAGAATTACCGTCCTGCGCGGAGCTGAAGTAATGCCAAGATTTAGCCTGAATTCTGCTGCGCAATTGCGGACCTGTGTGCGGGAACTGCAGGATGTTTTCGCTGACGCCATCGAGATCGTGGAGTTCAAGATCCTCGAAGGGCATCGCGGAGAAGCTGCGCAGAATGAGGCCTTGGCAAAAGGGAACACGACGAAACCTTGGCCAACGGGCAAGCACAATAAGAATCCTTCGGACGCGGTGGACTTCGCACCGGTGTATTTTGACAAGGGAAGTGGAAAGATTGACTGGGATGACCTAGTCGCATTCGGCAGGATTGCCGGGGTTTTGCAGGCTTGTGCCTTTCGTCGAGGCATCAAGCTGCGGTTCGGACTCGATTGGGATGGGGACTTTCGCAGCGTGAATCGGGATCCTGACGAGAACTTGATGGACGCACCACATGTGGAGATTGTCCAATGAAGAAAATCTGGAAGTTCATTGTAGCCAATGGGACCAAAATCATCGGCTATACGCAGATCACAACGAGTGCACTGGCAGTTGCAGACCCAGCGATCGTAGGCCCGGTGTTCGGGGAGACAGGGCTGAAGCTCATCATCCTCGGCTCCGGCATCTTGACTGCGTGGCGCGGTCATTACAACTCACAAAAACTCAAGGTCACTCAGCCATGAAGATTTTCATCGCGTTGCTGGCGCTTTTACCAGCAGTTTCGCTGGCTACGGAGCCAAAGGAGAAGGGGAATGAGCAGAGCCAAGAACAGTCGCAGGGGCAAGAGCAGTCGCAAAGCCAAGAGCAAGGGAACTCGCAGAACGCCTCTGTACTGAACGAGAGCGAAAGACAGGCACCCTCGATCGATGCTCCCGCCGTCTATGCAAGTCATCCCTGCACGGTCGGCTGGAGCGCTGGCCTGTCTGTTCCTGGCGCCGGTGTCAGTGGTGGAAAGGTCAAGGCTGACGTAGGCTGCGAACGCCGCGAATTAGCCCGCGTCCTGACTGCCCTGAACCCGGCGCTGGCCTTACGAGTACTCTGTGCAGATCCACTGATTAAGGAAGTTGCGCATGAAGGCGACTGCGACTACCTTGCGCCTACGCCACCACAGCCGACTGCCAGCTGCCAGCAGGAATGTCCACGGACTTCGGTGCTGTCTGAGCGGGAAGAGCTTTTGCTGAAAAAACTGACTGGGAAGAAGTAGTATGAATCCCTACGCACTTATTGGAACTGCCGTTCTCTGGGCTCTTTCTTTGTGGTACACCTATGACAAGGGTGGAGATCACAGGGAAAATGCCATGGTTGCGGAAGCAGCGGAAATTCGCAACAAGGCGCTCAAGGATCACGCAGACGCCCAGGCGAACTGGCAGCTGGAAAAGGCCGCGCTTGCTACACAGCGGGACGATGCGCTTGGCAAGCTGCAGGAAGTTGCTGCTACGCCAGTGACTACCGTCGTTTACAAAACGAGGACGATCAATGAACAGTGTTCGTGTGTTGATGCTTCTATCGGTCCTGACTGGCTCAGGGTGTGGAACGACGCCGCTACTGCCGCAGATTCCGCCGTCCCGCGAGACGCCGACCGAAGAGATGATGCCGTGTCCTCTGACGTGCAAGATCCGCCCGGAAGCGACTGACTTATCGTTGGAGGATCAGCTTGCCTTGGTGCGCGGGTGTCATGAGGCAGACATGCACGCGTACGCGATTTGCAGCGCCAGGCAACACAAGCTGGCAGAATGGATCGAGAGCACGGATTGACGAAAGCGAGTATGGTAACATAGTCGATTGCGTATTGGGGAATACTGATGCAAAATAGCGCAATGCTTGCCAACATCATGCAGCGGTTTGGTAACCGCCGATCCCTTGCGCTTCGTGAAACCGTGCTTTACGAACTGAATCGAAAGATTGAACAGCGCGAGCAGGGTGACATTCTTCCATGGTTTATGGAAGCCTATTGGAGGAACACCTCGACCCCGTCTGCAGTCACTGTCGCCGGACAGAACTTCATCGAGCTGCCTCCGAACTTCATCAGAGAAATCGAAGAGGGCGTGTTCAAAGTGCTGAACACCAACGTCAGTCCGACGAAGTGGTTCGCCATGAATAAAGTGTCACTGGAGGATCTCGAGGCAGCGACAGAGAGTTCGGACCCGCAGCTGCCTGTGGCCTACGCCATCTTTGGTACCCAGTTTATCTTCGGTCCGACGCCGAACGCTGTGTATCAGCTAAAGCTCCCGTACTACGCGCGGAGCCTGCCGATTTCGGACAACAACGATGAGGCAACGAACCCTTGGATTATCAACTTCTACAACTTCATCACGCTGGACACGATCGACCTAGTGGCAAGAACCCACACGAAGGACCCTCAGATGGTCCAACAGATCGGTCCAGAGTTGCAGGAGGCCACGGACTTATTCTGGCGCGCAGTGGAAGCACGTCAACACGTCAACAGGGACTACTTGCTGGACAACTCGGAGAGCTAACATGGGCCTTGAATCAGTCACATACATCAGTGATCTGGTCGTCACGTGGCCCCTGGGCACCGACAAGATACGACAAGGTGATGATCACCTCAGGAACATTAAGAGGGCGATCAGGAACACCTTCCCGAACATCAATGCGGCAGTGACGGCTACGCCAGCGGCGCTGAACTCGCTACCGCTGGACTTTCAGTCAGTATTGACGGAGCTCTTAGAGCACGTCGTTCAGCCGGGTATGATCTCGATGTGGAGCGGAAACATCGGTAGCATACCAGCGGGGTGGGCCCTGTGCAATGGGCAGACGGTGGCGGGATTTGGACTGACGCCGGACCTGAGAGACAGGTTCATCATTGCTGCAGGTGGCGCTTTCTCGGTTGCGTCGACAGGTGGAGCGGCAGCAGGGGTGACTGGAACCAACGGCGGGCATACGCCAGTGGTTCAGGGCACCGCGTTGACGGAAGCACAACTTGCGTCGCACGCGCACAATCTGTGGCTGTGGGCGGGGAATCAAAGTGGCGATGTGCAGGACTCGTTCCAGCAGCCTGGAAACGACACGGTAATCGCAGGTGAGGCGACCCCATCCGCGCGCGCGTACCTGAATCAAAACGGGGTTGGAACGCAGCTGGTGGAGAACGCCGGGGGTGGACAGACCCACACCCACACGATAGATCCGGTGGTTGGACATAATCACTCAGTCGACACCACGCCGCCATATTATGCGCTGGCATTCATCATCAAGACAACGGCATTCGTAGCTCCATAATGGGCGAATTACTCACAGTCAGCGAGTTTGGTAATCCAGGCTTTGTCGCAGACAAGGCTTCGTTTACCAACACGCCGCAAGCCTGGGACGAGGTTAAGAACTTCAGGTTCAACTCGCTCGGGGCGCAGAGCTTTTTGGGTGAAGCTGCGGTGATGAGCTCGGCTGGGTTTGAGCCACTATGGCTGAAGGCGTTCCCGCCGGTGGAAGCTCCGATTTGGCTGTATGGGGGACTTGAACGTGTATTCGCCCTGCGAGGGGGACACAATGATATCACCAGGGTCAGTGGATTGTATACTGGAGATATCCGTGAAAGATGGCAGGGAGAAGTTCTCAATGGTGTTGGTCTCCTCAACAATGTCCTCGATGTACCACAGGTTTGGCCGGATTTCGATCCGAGCGAACGGCTCATTGATCTTCCAGGCTGGCCAGTTGGATTCCGCTGCAAAGCGCTGAGGACGTTCAAAAACTTCGCCATTGCGATTTACATGATCGAGAATGGCAACGAACGGCCGTATCGAGTTCGATGGAGTGACGCAGCACCACCTGGAGTGATCCCGAGTGGCTGGGCTCTCAATGACCCCGCGAGCTTCGCTGGTGAAAAGGACATTTCGGAGACCTCAGACTATCTGGTAGATGGACTCCAGCTGGGCGAACTCTTCATCCTTTACAAGCAGAAGTCAACCTATGCAATGCAGTTCGTTGATAAGCCCGACGTGTTTGCTCACTGGCGAATTCTGGGTGACGGACGCGGGCTGTTGTGGCGGGATTGTGTACAGGAGTTTCCAGGCGGGCACTTCGTCGCAGGTATCGACGACCTTTACATTCATACAGGCGCCCGGGATTCTTCCGTCTCTATCGTCGAGGCGAAGCTAAGAAACTGGATCTTCAACCAGATCGACTCCAGCAACTTCTTCAACTGCTTCACAGTGAACTACACACGGAAGAGTGAGATCTGGTTCTGCTTTCCGGAAGCTGGAGCAATTTATGCGACCATCGCTATCATTTGGAACAGGATCACTGGTGGCATTGGGGTCAGAGATCTCCGGAACACCCCATTCATCTATCCTGGCCCCATTGAGGTTGATCCAGAAGGAAGAATTTGGGGCGGAGTGGACTCCCCCGTTCTCACTGGGAATCTGGTTGGTACAACCGGAGAGCTGGAGTGGACAGTTCCAGCGTCCACCGATCCTATCGTCAGCTACACTCTATTTCGCAGCGTCAACGGAGCCGGGTTCCTCCCACTGATCACGCAGCCTGGAGTGACCTACGATGACCTGTTGCTGGAGTCAGGGAACGACTATGATTACGAGGTTGTCGCGAACACAGCGGCAGAGACCTCATTGCCCTCTAACGTTGTAAGACTGACTCCGAACGCCGTAGATGGTGCGATGTTGGTCTGGCCAACTGCAGTACTGTTCTCGCGTACGCAGGCGGGAATTGATATTCTCCGTACACCTGACGGATACGGAGCAGTTGCGGGAATCGTCACTATCGCTGGTGGAGCCAACGCCCTCGTGTCTAAGGCCTTGGGCTCAATTGGAGACACGCTGGATCTTTCCGTGCGCGTTACCGGCACTGACTCTGTGGGCAGTGTTATCAACGAGGATATCAGCGTAAACGACGCTGCGATCTACACCATTGGAACGCTGACTTTCTTCACTATCACCGGAGTGACACTGCTTTCGTCAGAAGAGGGGGCAGACGGGTTCTATTGCGTTGGCTATCGGAAGAGAACTGCCGTCAGCACGAGTGGATTCGACCTTATCACGATGCGCGGAGCGATCACAATTCGCTCAACAGCGCCAACTGCTGGAAACATGCTCAAGGAAGGGCTATTGGGTAGCTTCGGCACCGCCGGTCTATGCAATCTT